TAGCGGTAAAATTAGATTGTTGCATTGCTTGGTTATTAGGCAGCAACGCTGCACCTTCACTTGCTAAATTTTCTAATTCAGCACGTTCTTCGTAAGCACCGCCAGAAGCGTTTTGAATTTGTGCATCTCTTTGGATACGGCTTACAAGATTTTGGTCTGTACGCTTAGCGCCTTTGCCTACACCAGATACTACTTGTTTTACCATTTTTAATCCTCATCTTCATCGTCTAAATAATTTTGAATATCAACATCTTTTGGCATCTTGTAAGATACCCAATCTGGATAAGATATTTTATCCATCATAATTGTTAAAGCAATACTTTCTACAAAACCTGATTTTCGTAATGCTTTGTAATACTCATTAAGCCATATACAATAAATTTCTAATGCAGAGTAAGAATCATCTACAACAGGTTTAATTTTTCTTTTTTGGGAAGCCATATCAGCCTCCTAAGCCCGCCAAGATTGTTGCTAAATCTGGAGCACCTTGTGGAGCACCTTGTGGAGGGACCCCACCAGAAGCAACACCAGGAGTGGCTGGGGACGAAGGCGCCTGCTCAACTGGGGCTTGTGAACCTGGTGGGGCCATCTCTGGCTGAGTTGGTTGTTCAGGCGTTTCTGGCTTGAACACGGCCAATGCAGCAGTCTCTATGCTATCCCCTCTGCGGCGACGTTCAATAACGTCTGCAATATTCTGGATAAGTTTAGATGGGTCTTGACCCTGTGCTGCCATTGCAGGAATTGCTTGTGCGCTTGCTGTAATTGCCGCAGTTAGGTTCTCTCGCATCTTTTCAATCTCAATGCGCTGCTCTTCTAGCGTAACGTTAAGGCTAAATGGCAACTCACGACGAATGAAATCTTTTGAAACTAGATCGGCACCTAGTGCTTGTAGCGAGAAGATGAGTGCGCGAGATGGGTCAAGTCCAGCCATCAATCCGTAACGTACTTCTACGGAATGGTCGCCTTTAATATCTTTGCTTGGTAAATATTTAAGTTCATACGGTGTGCCTTGTGCTACACCGCGAACACTTTTATCTTCATTAAATAATAACTCGTCCATGTGGAACGCAATTTTAATAACATCTTCTAGCGCTTCAGCAAGGATTGTTTGACCTGCTTTAATCTGTGAATCAAAAGCACCTAACAGTGCTTGAACTCCTTGACCAGTAATAATACTGGCGTCAATGTTGCCAGTCCTACCTTCAGGGTAACGCGCTCCAAGTCTCATTTCTGATTGCAGGGCGGCTTGTTCCTGGAAGGCAGCGGCTGGAACATCTAATCGCACACGTCCAACACTTTGTGGTTGAGAGGTACGAATAACTGCGTCTGGACCCATAGGAAGGTCTATAACGTCTTGTGGTACTACTAGTGGGGCTTGTACTGATTTCTCAGCAGCTTCCATAGCAAGGTTAGCAAACCTTGCGCGTGCAAGTTGAACATAGATAACATCATCAAATTGTCCGCGTGCTTCGTCGTCAATTCCAGGACGTCTAGCAACTTGTACTGTCATCTTACCGGTAAGATTTCTTGCTTCGTTAAGAATTAAATTTTGACGAGATGGGATATAAAATACGGTTACATTCTTATCCATATAACGGATAAGTTCTATTGGCGAGTTAGTGTTTTGGTTGTATCCCATTTCGCCAAGAATGATGTTAGAAAACTCTGGGTAGTCATTGGCTAGTTCACCAAGTGTTTTAACATAGCGTTTAGCGTATGCTATACAGCGACCAAATCTATCAAACTCCGGGTATGCTCCCATTGGGTCTTCAACGCGAATACGAGGTAGGTTAGTTTCAAAATCAGGTTCTACATGGATAGGCAGGAAGCCGTAAGAGAAATACCAGTCTGCTCCCCAGTACATTTGTGACTGCAACCGTGATTGATATACATAGTTGTTGGCTATCATGCCGCGCTTGTCAGCAAAGGAACGACCTCTATCAGAGGTAACATTGGTTGCGGAGCAGTTAAACGAAGGTAATGGTGCAAGTACTTCAGCCAAATCACGGGCAGCAACATCGACAAAGTTAGCAATCATAGGATGTTGCATACTGTCCGGGAACATGTCAGGAAATAACTGAGTCATGTTGCCTTTGCGGACTGCCATAACATCTTGCATTCGGGCATCGCGAGCAGCGTGGCGAACCTTAAGGTTCTCTACACGCCTTGCAATGCTATCAATGTTTGCCATGTTACCTTTCGTGTACTACATAATCACCAAACTCGTAATCGTTTACATTTACTACGTAACGAGTATCCATTTGCTTGCGAGTTACCCATTTATTATTTAGGTAACTTTGGTTAATGTTTGCATTTCCAATAATTTCTTTAGCGCGTAGTTCACAAAACCACAATGCCATTACACAGTCAGTCTTACCTTTAGTGTCTGGCTTCCATGTTATCAATTGCTGTATCAGTGACTTGACGCCTTCTGATAAATCTTGAGAAGGTAGTTCAAGTAAGTTGTCTTTTTGGTGCTGCCCATTACGGACAGTACCAAATAGACCTGACATAGCAGCAACACCAAAAGAAGTGTCCCATTTGTTCTTGCCAGTAAACTGGCTGGAGAACCTTACTCCTGCTGATGCAAGGTAGGTGCGCAAGTCATCGTCTAAGGCGTAAGCCTTCTGATGAGCGTTAGTTTCTATGCGCAATTCTTGTGGGTTAAACTTAGTAACCCAGTCTTCAATTAATTGTTGAATCTTTCTAGGGCTAGGGTCTTTCATATTCTCGACATCTAGTACATACCGTTTGCGAGTTTGCCTATCAACAGTCATAATCACTGCTGCGGTATTACCCGCCATCGCTGGGTCTAACCCCATAATGGTATACCAGGCTCCTGCAGTTTTAGGATGCCCTAGCGAACCTGGCTTTAGCGGACCACGCCTGCGCATCCCATTAACTGAACCTTGGACACTTGCAGGGGAAAATATTGAATCTTCTTGTATGTCTTGTTGTTGGTAAACAAGCGCCCAAGCAGAAGCGCTAACTTCACTTCTTCGTCGAAACAATGCTGGCCCGTCCCATTTAGGATACAGACCGTTTTCATCTGGAAGTATATCTTCATCTGAACCTTCCCATGGCAAGTGTGATGCAGGCCATAGTGTTACCCAGTCTTCAGGTTTGTCGTTAAATTCTAAAACGGCTGGCATGGCTAAATAAGTAAATGGAGATTTGCCGCCCACCCAATGTTCAGAAGAACGTATCTCACGGTATAAGTCATTTCCTGCAATACGAGTTCCTACCACAAGCAGCTTGCCGTTATCGCCTAATCGGGTAACAACATCTCGTTGTAGCCAAGTAAGTTGCTTTTCCCACTCATGTGCGTTTGAGGTGGTTACTACGTCATCAAGGATGATAAGGTTAGAGCGTGCTCCTGTGATTTGTCCACCGATACCCAGCGCTTGTACAGTAGGGTCTTTTTCAGTAGAGTCACGGCTGAGGTAAATTCGATCAGCCTTCCAAGAATCCGAGTCCTCTTTCCAACCACCAGCAGAACCATATACCGATTGGAGTTTAGCCCAGCGTTCATGGTTTAGCCGTTGCTTGATTGAGTATAGATATTCCTTGGCTCGTTCCTGGGTTTTAGAAACGATGGTAATCTTAATGTTAGGGTCCATGGCAATCCGATAGACACAGTAGTTGACCGAGATGACGGTTGACTTAGCGTGCTCGGGGGGTACGTTTATCAGTAAGCGCTTCTTAGAGGCTGGGTCATAAACCATCGACTCATGGATATAAGATGGCTCTCTGCCCTCTAGGATGTCAATCCAGCTTCTATGGTGGGGGAAGATGGGTGAGTCTAGGAACTCTTTAGAAAACTCTTCAAACCCTATCTTAAACTTGGCATCCCCAGTAACTATGCTGAGTGTGCGCTCGCCTTCACCTTTTGCTAATTCTAGGTCTTTCATGAATCTGGCATCTTTGCGCCAGTCTTTCATTACATCTGGTTTACGGTCTGACCTTGCTATGGCATCTTGTAGGCTTAGCCCTTGCTTAACATAGGATAAAACATTTGCCTTTGCTATCCTAAGTTTTTCAACGTTATGATGTTCCTTGCCGCCTTTAGCAGCCATATAAAACCTCCGTATTATCCCCCTTCGTTCGCAGCGCCATAGCGCTGCTCACTACCCCCTATAGGTTCGGCTGGCAATAAAGCCAGCCTCACTTAGTCAGATAAAACTCGCTAGTGCAGAGCGCTCGTTTTATTTAGTTCTCTATATATACTAACCCGTTCAAACGGTAAAAACGAACGGTCTGTTATCAAATTGTTATAGTATATCTATACATACTAGGACATATTGGACAGCAAATACTGTGAAAAAATTATAACGCGATAGTATACACCTATGGCCGGGGGCCATTAAAGCACTGGGGTCGCCCTAGCGACCTCGAAGCACTTCAAGCAGTAAGGGGGTGCGCCGTAGCGCACCTTTTTTGCCTTTCCGAGCGAAGCGAGCAAATTTTTTACCCGTTTTAATAGAACGGGCGTTCGATTTAAGCAACGCTCGAGAG